TAGATATATCTGCTTGTTGTCTTGAATTTTCTTTTATATTTTCTAATTGTTCTTCAATGTCTTTACTCCAATTATGCTCGTCTGTTTTATCTGTCATATCTTCTACTAAAGGATTATCCATATATATTTACATTTTAAATTTTAATGCATGGCGACCTCCTTCTCTCTTCTGTGCTGCTCCACCATGAGCGTGATGAGCGATGTGTTTAGCATGATGCATGTGTCCTAAATGATGCTTAGCATGAGAGAGATGGCTGTGAATTTTACCGTGTATATGCTTAGCATGATGCATTGCCTGATGTTGTAAATGCCGAAGTTTATGAAAGTGTTTGTGTGAATGAACCATAGCATGTAAATGTTTCATTATATTATGTATAAAGATTATATTTTTGAATTTGTTTTTTTTCTAATTAATAATGTCACAGCAATATTTGGATCATTAGCATAAATTGTGTTTAAATTTTGATCTACAAAGTTTATATAGAAATTACTAAATGTACCATTATTTACAGTAATCCATTTTTCGAAACTGGGATTATATGTTATGTTACTTCCAAATGTAGCATTGATAGGGAATCCATCTAATATATCACTTGGAACAGTGACATTATTTTTTAAAATACTACAACGAATGACTATACTATTTACAGTTGAACCTACTGGGGTAAGTGTTCCTGTTGTTGTATAAACTCCTGATGCTTGTGTTGCTGTAGCTGGATATGTTCCTGCTGTATATCCGATAATTGTTCCGAATGTGTTTGTGCTTAATATAACTAACTGAGGAACTTGATTTGATGTTGAAGGTAGACCACCAGATGTAGAATATGCTCCACTTGATGCATAACTATATCCTGATGGTAATGTAGTAGGAACAGCACTACATACAATTTGAGTAGTATAATAAGTAGTATTTGTAGCAATTGTAAAATAATAAACATTTTGTTTGGATGAATTGATAAGATAATAACCAGCAGAAATCATTTGATTTTGAATAAAATTTTGTATATCTGTTACAGTATAAAATCCTGACGTTAATGTAATGGTTAATGTGGCTGTTGTTGCACCAGTAGGAAAAATAAGCTGAAATGATTGGTTATTGTAATACTGTGATACATTGAAAAAAGAATATGGTATTGTTATACTGGATACACACATCTCCATATCTTCAGCATGAAAATTGCCTCCTAAAAAGTTATATTTAAATTGAGTGTTTGTTGTAGTATTTACATTATTAGAACTATTTAAAACAAGAGAATAAGCCATATATAATGAATATATATATTTTTTTTACATTCTTAATATATATGTCTGCTTTTAATCCTCCTACTTATACTGTGAGTATATATAATCCTGCATTCTTTCCAACATCAACAACTGGTATATCACAATCACAAGCCAATGCTCTTTATTTACAAAAAACCACAGCTGATACAGCAACAGCTTTAGAGACATTTTCATCTGGTATTGCTACTAATAGTGTTGCCACCACTACTACTGCTTCCAATTTACTTATTGGATCTTCTTCTAATACTGGTACAATTACTATTGCTACAGTCAATACTGGAAATACAGACGCTTCACCTGCTATTTCGATTGGTGCTGATTCCGGAACAAAAACAATTAAAATCAATAATAATACAAATTCAGTTCATTGTAGTAGTTTAGACATTACTGGTAGTGGTATTAATAACATTACAAATGCAACAGGATCTGTAGACATAGGCAATTTACAAACATCAGGAGTATTAAATATTGGTGTAAATGGTTCACGAACAGGTGCTATTAATATTGCTACAAATGGCGGTCAATCTACAAACATTACTGTTGGAGCTTCTTCTACAAGTGCTTTTAATGTTGCTTCTCCTTTTTCAACATTTTATCCTTTACAACTTACTTATACTTCTATACCAACTCTTTCAACTAATTCACAAGGTTATAGAACTACACTTGTAACAAATGGAACAGCAACAACATCAGGAACAGCAAACACAGTTACACAATGGTCTAGTTTTTCTGTTCCTGCTGGTATTTGGATAGTTGAAGTTTCTTTATTTGTAAATGCTTCATCAATTGCTTATTTCGAACATTATATATCATCTACTACAGGTTCATCAGATTCATCACGAGCGGCAGGTGGTAATACATCATCAACAAGTGGATGCATTTCAAGAAATACAGTCATTATCAATACTACATCAACCGCTTCATGGTATTTAAATGGTAAATCATCAGGTGTTTCAATTGGTATAACTACTATATATGTTACAATTACACGAATTACTTAAAATTATTTTAAAAACTTAATATATGACGGCATATAATCCACCATTATATTCTTTTTCTAATTTAAATTTTAATCCTACTATATTTGAGACAGGACAAACTTCGAATCTTACATTAACACAAGCAAATGCTTTATATTTACAAAAAACTACTATGGATACAGCAACAGCATTAGAGACATTTTCTGCTGGTATAAACACAAGTATTATAAATGTAAATACACAGTTAAGCACTGATTATATTGAAGGATTAACTTATAATGGTGTTTTAAAAATTGGAAAAACATGATGAAAAATGTAAGTTGTATAATGAAATAAATAAAGAAACCATTTCATTATATCAAAAAGATTATCAAAAAGAATATTATGAAATTAATAAAAATAAACTTGCTGAAGATAGAAAAGACTATCAAAAAAAATATCGTGAGATGAATAGAAAAAAATTAAATGAAAAACAAAATGAAAAGAGAAGTTTAGAAAAAAATAATGTTGTTGTATAATATATGGAAGTTGTCAATTGGTATGATAAATTACCTGAAGACTTAAAATCAAATAACAAAACAGATAAACATTTTAAAAAACATCATATTTTACCAAATTCGATTATTGTTTGTATTGGACAAACAGGGACAGGTAAAACCAATGCCCTTATTGATTTTTTATCGAGGAAAGATGAAGCCTTTTATGATATCATTCTTTTTAATCCTGTTTCAAGTGATGAACCTCTTTATAATATGTTAAAGCAAAAAATACCTGAAATGAAAGTAATCACAGATATTGCTGAATTACCTGATGTGAAATCATTTGAAGATGATAGAAAACATGAAAAACTTATTATTTTTGATGATTGGATTAATTTAAAACCAAAAGATATGAAAAAACTCAATGATTTTGCTATTTCAGGACGTAAAGCAGGATTTACCAGTTTTTTTATGGCTCAAAATTATACATCTGTACCAAAAGTAATTTCTCGTAATGCTAATTATTTTATTTTATTTAAATTAAATGATACACATACTGTCAATAATATTTTAAAGAATCATAATGTTTATGATATAGAAAAAGAACATTTTAAAAAAATGTATCAAGATGCTACAAACGAACCTCGTTCTTTTTTCTTGATAGATTTAAAAGGTCAAAAAGGTGGACATTTACGAAAGAACTTTTTAGGTTTCTATCGTGTTTAATCTTTTAGAATGGCTTGTAATATCATGTCATTCTTTTTTGTATCTTTATCAAAAAGAGAGACAAATGTTTGAAAGGCTTTCATAGAATTACCATGTTCTCTCATAAATTTTATAAAAGCAACACAATAAAAACCACAAGATGATGCATCTAAATCTTGATTATCTCTATTATTATAAATATAATTTCCCATCTTTCTCTCTATTTCTTCTTGTGCTGGAAATCCAAAAGAATCATAATAAAAACATATATCGCCATTTTTCATAAGACAAGTCCAATGACTATGTCCGTTTAAATTAATAACATAAAATCCATTTGTTAATTTTGGTAATTCTTCTTTTGTAAAACATCCTTTGTATCCTACAATTCCTTTACACATTTTGTCAATATCATCACTACTTGTGATATTATTGCCTCCCATTTTTAGTTTAATACCTTTACCAAATGTTTCATTTGTTCCTTGTAATGTATCAATAGAATGAGCGGCTAAAGGATTTAAATTTCCCTTTATATAGTGTGTTTGATTCATTGTTTGAAAAGGATTTAAAGCCGAAACAGCATCATTTTGTGTTCTTATATCTGTTTGATTTTTTGCTGGACTATTCGCAAATGGTCTAGTTGCCTTATTTAATGTAATGGTTTCTTTTCCTCGTCGTCCTAATAATTCGGCTTGTAATCCTCCTTGTGAATGTCCAATAGTTGATATATTTTTATTACCATATTTCGTTTCAGCTGCTTTTTGTACTTTATGAGCTTCTTTGAATCGGCTTGTATGTTTATATGCTTTTCTACCACCTAAAGCATACACAAGATTATTTCCCCAATCCATAATTCCTGATGTTCCTTTGTGTGCTACTACAGTTTGACCTGTTTCAGGATTTACATAAACTTTTGATGTTTTGGTAGATAATGATCTATCTTGTTGAAAACCATCTACATTTCGTATTTTCTTATCATAACTTGCATTGAGTAATCCTTGTAATTGCTTAGAACTTAAAGCCCCTGCTTTTTTAGGCATTATATATTAGAACATATTTTTTTATGTTTTCTTAAAGAATTTTTTGATATAATTTTACCACATTCACAAGTAATTTTTTCTTTTCCTTTTGTTAATATTTCTTCTTTATGTAAATAATAATATTCATTACATTTTTTTTTTTTTTCTTCTTTATTACGACATTCTTTTTCATAGTTTGGATTTGCTATTGATCTAAACATATTTAATTCAGGTTTTATTTGTTCTATCCAATATTGCTCTCGTTCTTTTAATTCTTCTTTTGTTTTACATTCATATTTTTCAATTAATTCAATTTTAAAATGTTCTATACCAATTTCTCTCATATGAATATATAATTTTGAATTACGACGACCACTTGTATCTTTACAAGACATACGATGTATATTCATTCTATTACATAAATATTGATAAGTAGAACTTCCAATATAAATTTTATCATTTACATCATTTATAATCTTATAAATTTTTGCATTTTCCATTTATATAATTATATCAATATGCTTTAATTCAATTTTTATATCAATACCCTCATCGGTCTAATAACCAGCAGGCATCAGCGATTTACCTGTATGGCGGCGTTTTGGTGTCTTACGATGTTTTGGTGTCTTACGACGACCTGCTCCCATCTCATTTAAACGGATTCGTAAAGCTGCACGACCTTTAGCTAATGCTGCTTTCTGTGCCTCACTCATGATACGTTTTGGACGATGTGCTTTTTTACGACCCATTCCATGGGAATTGCTTTTTGGTTTATGTCTACGATGAATACCTGCTGCATATGCTTTGCCGTATGGTATTTCGTAATTATCAGGAAGAGGTGGAAGTCCTAAATCACTTGCCCCATTGAGTTCACTAACATCAGGGTAATATTGAACTTCAGGTGCTGATGTTGCTACTTGTGCTATAACTGGTTTTGGATATTGTCTTGGTCCACTTGGAAGACTTGGCTGTCCCATTTTTGATAAAGCCATATTTGTTGCTCCACGAAGTAATGGTTTTGCTACTGGTTTAATGTAATCACCAATAGATTTAATAGTGTTTCCGATTTTTCCCATCCATTTATCGAATTTTTTACCACGATTCACATTACCACCTACACGCTTAATATTACGACTTACCATTCTTCTCATTGGTTTTGGTGTAAATGCCTTAGCCATACTCATAATACCATGACCTGTTTGAATACCACGAACACCACGCTCTACACCTGCTGTAATAAGAGGCTCAAGACCTTCATGAACGATAAATTTACCAAAATTCTGTCCTAATTTTCCACCCATACCTACATCATGGCGGAGATGTTGATTATGTTCTATAGCATAAGGATCTAAAGTTAATGTAATACCACAACCTTTAGCATGTGCTTTATGTAGTTTTTTGTGGTGTTCTGCTGAAATGTGTATTTTGTGATGACCGCCACCTCTTACTCTTACAGGGTGACCGTTAAGTAATTTACTAACTTGTTTTTTCGAAAGAGCGGCTATGTGAGCTGGATGATACATATATTATTACTAAAGATAATAATTTCCTTATTTCTTGGATTTAGAGGCTCTATTTTGATATTTTTCTCTCATATTTGGATAAAGATATTGATGAGCTTCATGATGAGTAATCATTCCAGCAAAAGCCATTCTATGTACTAATTGTTTTAATTCTTTTTTTATTTCTTTATTATCATTTCCTGCATTTATCTCTCCATCTAATAAATCAAAACGATGTTTCATTGCTTGTTTTGTTCTGTCTAAATTATGCTCTACACGTTTATGTAAACCTGCTAAATGAATGACTGTATCATACAATTCTTTTTCTTTTAAATCAAAATGTTTTAAATCTTCATGTTTTGGTGATTCACTATTTAATAATTTCATCATAGCATTGACAAAATGATCGCTTACTTTTGTTTTATTAAATCCATTTAAATGATGTTTATTATGTTTCATTACAATTAAATTATTGTCATAATATAACGCTCTTGGATTAATGGCTATTTTTCCGAATTGTAAAAACTTAGGAACTTCTTCCAAGAATCCTGAACCAATAGGACGACCTATTTTCTTTTTTTGTGGTGATTTTTGATATGTATCAGGTGTACCAATGATTCTAGAACTTTGTAATCGTTCTAAAATTTCATCTCTTGTAGGTGGTTTTCCACTTATAATGGAATTACTTCTTAATAAATTACCTCTTGATTTTCCTTCATCATATCTTGGTCCAAATTCTGCAAGTATTTGTTCTTTTTTCATTTCATAAGGATTAAAAGGAATCGCTTCAGCTGCTCCAATTGATTCAGCTCGTCCAATCGTTGGAGGACTACCTAATTCTCTAAATTCAGCAACTGGTAATAAATTACCTTCTTCACCTATTGGTTTTGTAGTAACTGGTTTAATTGGAATGACTGGTAGAGTTTCTTCAGGATAATATCCACCTAATGCTCTTTGTTCTAAATCAAATATTGCATTAATTTCTTCGCTTGCTGCTCGTCTTACACTTTCAGGTGGTTCAAAATCTAAAATTGCTCGTAATGCATCCTCTGTTCTTGGTGTTTCTGCTGCTCTTGCTTCACGAGTTAATTCTCTATATCTTGAAACATCAATATCAGGTATAGCTCTTTTACTAACACCACTAATTGTTTTATTAAAAAAATCAACTAATTCTGGTGCATCTCTTTCAGTTAATTTAGCACGACTATATACTTCTTTAAATTTTGTAGAAATAAGAGAGAAAAATTTATTATATTCAAAAATACTCTCTGCTCCTGCAATCATAATGATCTGTTCTACTAAAGTATTATTTCGTGTTAATTCTTTCATGTTTTGTTTAAATTTTTCGATTGTTCTACGCTCTGCTGCTTGTATTACTGCTTCTTCATCATATTCAACTTGACCCACATCTAATAATCGTTGTTTAAATTCTTCATCGCTTTCATTTGGTTGTTGTTTTAAATTTAATTTTCCACGATTTAGTAAATTAATTTCATCACTTTTTTCTTTTAGTAAAATACGATTTGCTTTATTTACTCTATCGATTTCTGCTTGATTTTCTAAAAGAGCTTCTTTATTTCTTTTTCTAAAATTTTCAGCACCATCTATGTATCCTTGTATTTGTATTAATCTATCTTTTCCGATTTCTATTCTACGCTGTAATTCTTGTATTTGAGGTAATTCTTCAAACTCAGCAAATTGACCTAATAATTTTTTACGTTCTCGTCCATGTATTGCTTCATTATTTCTAATAAATTGTATTGCTTCATAAGCAGTTACTATTTCTTGTTCTGTTCTTTTATATTGTGCTGTTAATTGTCTTAAATCATCTACAATTTCGCTTTCATTGACTATATCTCTTAATTCAGGTGATTCTAATGTAAAATCAGTATTAGAAGGAACATATTTTAATTTACGACCTGTTATTGGGTCTATGTAAGAACTATTTGCTAATTCATCTTGATATTCTTGTACCATTTCTTGTGTGATATCACTTTGTATTTTTGTTGGTTTCCAACCCCATACTTCTTTAATAGAGTTTCTGCTTATTTTTTGTAATTGTTCTTCTATTCCTAAATCTCTAAGATTAATATCTGCTACTAAAGAATTTGTTAATGTTCCATCCGGTTGATTCTGTTCTTCTTTAGAAGGAATAGATCGTTTAGAGATATCTTCTAATTGTTTATCTAATAGCAAATCTCGCCTTGTAAGTAATTCTTTACTCATATACAATATCTTAAGATAAAAAATAAAGGAATTGGTTTAGGAATATCTAATTTTATTTTCTGTGTTTAAATTATAATGAATAGCGACAACTATGAATTTAGCAAATCCAGCCAACCACAATCCGTAGATGCTTATTCTTCCTACACTGACAAACAATGGAACTACATAAATGATATTAACAACGGCGTGTATGCTAATAACAGTGGGTTAACACAGGTTCAATTTGACCTCACTTCCATCTACAACTCAGGTGGCTTCACTGATGCTGGGGATATGTACTTAACTATCCCAATTGTCATGACTGCTGCTTTCGCTACTTCGGCAGGTGCTGCTGTCACTCTTCCTGCCGCCTCGGTTGGTTTAGGAGGTGCCGCTGCCTCTGTAGGTGGTTGTGCTGGTTATTCTATCATGGCTCTAAAATCCAATTTCCAAAACTTAATACATCAGATCGAAATTCAGGCTGATGGTAAAGTAATTAATGATACCCAGCCATTCATAAATGTTATGCAGGGTTTTCGTCTTCTTTCTGAAATGTCTATTACTGATCTTAACACTTTTGGTCCTTCCCTCAATTACAATCAGGTATTAGACAATGAAAAATCTATGCAATTCAATCAGGTCACACCTCCATACAGTGCAGGAACTGCCACAGGTGCTGTCAATGTTGCTGGTGCTGGATTACTAAACAATGTTCCTTATTATGGTTCATCTATGGGTATGAATTCCCAGAGTATGGGTTCCCCTGTCATGAATCAGGGATGTGTAAATGCTGCTATTGCAAATCGTATTTCTCGCTATGCTGATTTAACATCTCTTCCTGCTGCTTCTGCTCAATCTCTTTGGGGTGCTTCTTCAGGCACACAGCTTACTTTCATGACTGCTACTCAGCTACAAACTGAATTTAAGCCTTATGTTGCTTATATTGGAAATGTAATCACATATTATGATGTTGCTCTTATCCCTCTTAAATACTTAACTGATGTGATGGATAAATTAGGACTTGTTCGTAAATTATCAGCTGTCATGAGAATTTACTTTAACACTGGTTCGTGTGCTGCTAAAATTACCAATGCTGGAACTACTACTCAATACATTTCTCCTGTATCATCGAGTTCTGTTTTCCAATCTACTTTTGCTAACACTTGCCCTTTCACTTTTAACAATGTTGCTGGTGCTACTTCTTCCGCTCCAACAGCCAATTTAAACCCTGCATCATGTCCTACTACTGCTGGTTATGTAATTGGTGGTCTTTTTATTTCTCGTGCACCGACTACATCGATTTCTGTTGGTGGTGGTTCAGGTATCAACATCGGTCTCAATGTTCCAAATCACCCAATGCCTTCATGCCGTGCTTATTACTCACTTGTTAAAATGGAACCATCTAAAGCATTACGCTATGTTGAAGAGAATCGCTCGAAACTGGTTGTCTACGAACAGATAATTACCAATCAGTATGATGGAATTACCAGCGGTTCATCATTTAGTCAGCTTGTACAGAGTGGTATTAAAAACCCACTTGCTGTAGCCATTATTCCGCTTATTTCACCATCTCAGGCAACTGGATCAGGTTCTAATACTTATGGCTTTGCTCAATGGGCTTCTCCTCTTGACACTTGCCCTAATACTTTTGCTCCAATTTCTCTTACCAACTTACAAGTGACTTTAGGAGGCCAAAATGTATTAAATGGTGCTTCTCTTTTTTACACTTATGAGAATTTCTTAGAGCAGATTATTCTTGCTGACAATCTTACATCGAGCGATTTAGGGATTGGTGCAGGTCTTATCAGCCAAAGTTTTTGGGAGTCCAACAGAGTATACTATGTAGATCTCAAACGATGCCGTGATGCTGACAAAGCTGCTACACGAAACCTCAATATCTCTTTCACTAACAACAGCAACATGACTATTAGTATTTTAGTGTATACGATTTACCTTGATAAATTAATTGTGGACGTGGAAACAGGCTTGATAAAAAAGTGAATTTGAGTAAAAATTGATTTAAAGATTAATCAACATCTATAATATAAAATGGCTAATTATTCAAAAACAATCATTTACAAAATTCAACATGAAACTAAATTAGATTTATTATATGTAGGTCATACAACAGAATATTCAAGACGAGAAGCATATCATAAATCTCAAACAAAATCTCATACAAAAAAATTATATCAAATGATTAGAGATAATGGTGGTTGGAATTCATTTAAAATGACACCTATTATGGAATATCCTTGTGAAAATAAAATACAAGCATGTATTCAAGAAGAAAAATGTCGTATTGAACTAAATGCAAATATGAATACTAATAGTGCAATTAATAATCCAATAAAACAAAAACAAACAAAAAAAACATACAAACAAGAACATAGAGAAGAAATATTAGAAAAAAATAAACAATATTATCAAGAACATAAAGAAGAACGAAAGGCATATCGTGATAGTATTGCTGAAGAACAAAAGATATATAAAAAAGAATGGTATGCTAATAATAAAGAAAAAATTAATACTGAAAGATTACAAAAATATACTTGTGAATGTGGAAAAGAAAATATGTTATGTAATAAAGCAAGACATGAAAAAACAAAGTTTCATTTAGAGTTTTGTAATAAAAATTAATAATTTATAAATATATAAATGACAGCCATTTGTATATTTTCCCCTGTTTATATCGAAAATGCTACTCTTTTGTCTCTACGTTTAAAGATTCCTATTCTAAAAGAATTAAAAGCGAATGAAACCATAATCTGTTTTGGAATTGCCATCAATCCAAAAGAAATGTTAGAGTTTTCTCTCCGAAATTCAGTAAAATATATTATTTTGAATGGTGAAAATATTACAAGTAAATATTATGATCTTAATGATGAAGCAGGTCGTTATTATATTTATTTACAAAAAAGACATTTAACTTTTCAATATAGCCCATATACAGCAGAATATGTGGAACAGAAATTTGGCATTAAATGTGCTGGATTGGTTGATTTTGAATTTATGAAAAGAGATAATATTTATACAACATGTGATAAACC